GAAGTGATTCTGGTAGAGGTAGTGAAGAAATAAAATCGGACGATATGTCGACTCCGATTTTAAAAATCCTACATGAACTATCACCTGAATGTAAAGCACACGATGCAAAGTATGTACAAGGTTCTAAACCTGGTATGATATATGCAAAAGGTCTTGGTACATTAGTTGATGGTGAAAAAGGTGTAGATATCATTGTAGCACACGTGCAAACAAGATATCCTGAATGGCAGGAAATGGGAGACACCGCAGCTCCACCTGTTCAAACACACTTATCAATTCCTGAAGATGCTAAGGAAGAGAGAAATGGTAAATATAGATTATCTAATGGTAACTATATTGAGAAGACTGCATACTTTTATGTAATAGTTTTAGGTGATGAACCTAGACCTGCAGTTATTACTATGAGATCTTCTAACTTAACACCTGCTAGAGAATTAAATCAGTTGATTAAAAATCTAAGATTTAAAGACGACAAAGGTGTTTACAATCCGGCAGCATACGCAGCAGTTTATAATTTAAAAACTGTTGGTAAGAATGCAGGTAGTAAAAGTTGGCATGTTTACAAACCTTCTATGAAGGCAGCATTGGATGTATCTAATGAAAAAGATGCACAATTATACATAATGGCACAGGAACTACAAAAGTCTGTGTCCAAAGGTGCTACGAAACCTAAGTATGAAAATGCTGAGAAAAAAGTAGAACAAAATATTGTTTAATTCACTAAGTGAAACTCTAGAGAGGAGGCGGAAAGGCGAGAGTCTAACCGCCTCTTTATTAAAATTAGGAATGCATGACAGACTTTATAAAATATTTTACAGGCTTAAAAAGAAATTACGGTTTTTGTAATATCAACAATGGTTACAAAGATCCACAAACTGGTAAATTAAAATTTAATTCAGGTGACTATGGATGGTCAGGTAAATCAATTACTGATGAAGACTATCAACAACATCTAGACGGAAAAAAATCTATAGGTATACAACCATGTGATGATAATGGTTTTGCTAGATTTGGTGCAATAGATATAGATCCAAAGATCTATAAAGATTTAGATATAAAATTTTATTTAGATGTTATTGCAGAAAAAGAATTACCTTTAATACCAATTAAATCTAAAAGTAATGGTTTACATCTATATGTATTTACAAAAGATTTTGTAAAGGCAAAACAAATAAAAGATTTTTTAGAACAAGTATTATTTTTATTTAAACTTCCAATTACAACAGAGATATTTCCAAAACAAACTAAACTAGGAACTAATACAGACGATCAAAAGATAAATGGTAATTTTATTAATCTTCCATACTTTAATAAAAACGAAAGAGTTGCATTAGATCCTTCAGGTGCAGAAATACCATTAGAATTATTTTTAAATTGTATAGAAATAAATAAACAAACTCCAGAACAGTTAAAAGAAATATCTGATAACATAATTAAAAATGAGTTAACTGGTGGAGCAGAAGAATTTAAAGATGGTCCACCATGTTTAGAAATATTAAGTAAAGAAAAAATGGATGATGGTAGAGATAGATTTTTATATAACTACATGGTCTTTGCTAAAAAGAAATATGCAGATGATTGGGCAAAGAAAGTTTTACAAGCAGGTAGAAATTATTTTGAGTTTAATGAAACCTGGACTGATGATTATATTAAAAAGAAAATAAAAAATTGGGAGAAGGATACTAAAGGTCATACTTGTAATGATCCATTACTTGCACCTGTATGTGTTAAATCAGAATGTGTAAAAAGAAAATTTGGAATCTTGTCTGATTCAAAATTAAGTTGGCCACGATTAACTAATTTAATTAAGGTAGATTTTAAACCTGAACCTGAATACTATTTTACTGTAGAAAAAGAAGACGGTGAAAGTGTACCTGTACATGCAAAAGATAAAAATGAAATAAAAGACATGCAGTTATGTAGAGGATTAATCATGGCGCAAGCTGATGAACTACCACCTCCTATAAAAGCAATGGAGTTTTATGAAATAGTAAAAAACTTAATGACAAATCAAGATACAGTGCAACCGGCTCCAGGGACCACACCGATGGAGATACTTAAAAAACATTTAAAAGAATATATTAATGGTACTCAGGCTAGAACGTTTGCATCATTTGAAAGTGGTAATGTTTTAAAAGATAATACATATGCTTATTTTGTTTATGATGAATTTTACAACGAGTTAAAAGAAAATGGTTGGAAAAAAGATTCATCAAGAACTTCTTATATGATCGAAAAAATGTTTGAGACAAAAGAAAAAAATGATCAACTACCAAAACCAGAGTTTGGTAAAAAGAAAAGATTTCCTGGTAAAAATAAAAAGACAAATAAACCATATCCAGGTGTGAATGGATGTGTAGCTATACCTTTATATTTATTTGAGAAAGAAGAGGAAGAAGTTGAAGAACTTATTAATATTGAAGAAGAGGAAATTGTATAATGATCTATAAATTTTATGGACCACCAGGTACAGGAAAAACATATAGATTAATTAATAGAGCAAAAGCTTACGCAAGAATAGGCACACCATTAGATAAGATTGCATATTTTGCTTTTACTAAAAAAGCTGCAGCTGAAGCAAAAGACAGAATGCCTGCAGATGACGATAAATTAACATACTTTAGAACAATACATTCTTTTGCATACGATGAATTAGAACTAAACGATACTAAAGTTATGCAACCATCAGACTATGAAGCACTTGGAAAAGAATTAGGAGTCAAAGTTAAATACTATGATAAATATAACAAAGAAGATATTAATTATTTAAATTGTGATAGTCCATACTTTCAAATGATTGGTAGAGCGATCAATAGAGATATTAATATAAGAGAAGAGTTTGATCGTAATGAACATAATAAGAAAGAAATAAAATGGAGAATATTGAAAACAATTAATGATAATTTAAAAGAATATAAAAGAGTTAAAAAGAAATTAGATTTCAATGACATGATTAAACAATTAATTGAAAAAGAATCATTACCGACATTTAAAGTTATATTTATAGATGAAGCTCAAGATTTATCACCTTTGCAATGGAAGTTGTATGACAGGCTAAAAGAACAAGCAGATGATATTTATTTAGCAGGAGATGATGACCAGGCTATTTTTGCGTGGGCTGGAGCTGATGTAGATAGATTTATAAATGAAAAAGCAGACAAAGAAAGAGTTTTAAAATATTCGAAAAGAATATCTAGAGCAGTGCAAGAACAGTCACAAATACCTATAGAAAATATAGAAGGATTAAGAAAAGAAAAAATTTATTATCCTAGAGACTATGAAGGTGAGTGTGAGTATATAAATAATTTAGATCATGTAGATTTAGATACAGGTGAATGGGGTATATTAACTAGAACAATTAATAGATTAGTTGCAATACAAAAAGAATTAAAAGAAAGAAATTTATATTTTCAAAATAATAAATCTAAATCGTTTAAAAAAAGATTGTATGATGCATATGTTAATTATAACTCTTGGCTTAGAGGTAAAATATTAGATGATAAAGAAACCAAAGATATAGAAGAATACATAGGTAAACCAATAGAAGATTGGGATCCAGACACAGATTGGTTTGATGCATTCAAAGAAGTTGAATACGAAGAAAAAGATTACATAAAACAAATGTTAGACAATGGAGAAGATTTAGATTCACCTGCAAGAATCTTTGTGTCTACAATACATGCATTTAAAGGTGGTGAAAAAAATAACATCATACTTTGTTTAGATCAGCCAAACAAAATAAAAAAAGCAATTAAAAAAAGTAGAGATAAGGCGGATGAAGAACATAGAGTTTGGTATGTAGGAATTACACGAGCACGTAATAATTTATATAAACTAAAAGCAAAGAAAAAAAGTAATGCTTACAAATTATAGAATTACACTACTGTGTAAACAGAACGGGATAGAGAGCAATTTCTATGGTGGGTGGCAGCATCATGCTCTAACGGGCTTAGTTGGTTCAGTTTCTCGAATCCCTATTTGGTCTGTACTGTTAAATCAACAACTGCCACAAATAAAATAAAAGGAGAAAAATATGAATAGAAATGGATTAAACATAAAAGCTTTTTATAAAGGCAAACAAGTAAAAATAATAGAATTACATCATCTACATTATTTCTTTAGTGGTCTTCATACACTTAGTAATGAGTGGAAAGTAGAACCTTTTAAAAAATTATGGAGTGATTGTAAGGATGATTTAAAATATCATGCCATGACAATTTATATTTGTTTGTTATATAAAGATATGTGCTGCAAAGGAGGTTGGGAAGTAAATTATAAAAGACTTAAAAATGAAATGCTTTTAAAAAATAAATATTCAAAAGTATTTCTACTAGAATCAGATTATCTAACTATACCAGATAATCAATTTGATAATGCTTTTAGATTATTACAATCAGTTGATTTGGTAAGAAAAAGTAACCATCCTGGTTGGATTAGATTAACCGATTATGGCTTAGGTTATGGTAGAAAATTAGGTAATTATTTATTTAACACAAAATATTGTGAAAAATCTTTTAAAAATAATCGACATTATTTTGGAGACCATAGTAGTCATGATCATTATCAAGCTTTTCAAGAACGAAAAGAGATAAATATTAAAAGTTTAAATTAAAATAAAAGGAAAAATATGACAAATAATAAAGAACTAGAACAAGCATTTCCAGAAGATAAACAAATCGGAGGATCTCACTATAAAAAGTTTTTCATACAGCCTTGGACTTTTATTAGAAAAAATGGTTTAAATCCTTTTCAAGCAAATGTAATAAAATATGTTTGTAGGTATTTAATGAAAGGACAAACTTTAAAAGATTTAAATAAAATAATTCACTACTGTGAGTTA